GGAGACGTTGTAACCGTATCCGGAGTTGACGCGACGTTTAACGGTGTGTACTACATCGACGACGTTCCAAGTAACACAACCTTTACGTATGAAAAGACCGCGGCAAACGTTGTCTCAACTGTCGTAGTTGGAGGAACGGTATCTGTCGCGGTTCCTATTCCGGTGTTTGACGGACCTCACATCATAGTTGAGACTCCTACCTCTACCACGTTTACAGTGTCTCTATCTGATACAGACATGCCTACCACCACGGTAACAAGCGCAACGGCAAACGTAACTCCAACTGTTGACGTTGGAACCTACGGTCCGTTTCCTGGAAACTCTGACATCGACATATCATACTCAACCGAGGACTACAGCGGTAAGGACGTACCAAACACAAGCTACAGAGGATACGAGCTGCGCAGCGTAGGTGAGGAGCTTGACGAGTACTCTGACACGGTAGATGGCTTCGAGTATCGCATCGACTGCCACATCGAGTACGTCGGAGCAATACCTGTGTTTACGAGAGAGTTTGTCTTAATTCCGATTGACTATCCAAATCCTCCTGCGGAGGGAGAGGTTTCTCCTCTAAGTAGGTTTGGCGCGGACGAGCTTGTCTTTGAATATCCGGGAAACATCATCGACGTAACGATGGAGGAAAACTCCGAGGACTCAGCCACAAGGTTCTTTGTAGTTGGAAACATACCTGATCTTGGCGAGGACGCGTCGCAGCCATACGCGGTCGCAAGCAACACCGATCTTCTACTTCAAGGTTGGCCTCTTATTGACCAGGAGGAGACTAGAAATGAGACCGGTGACGAGGAGGCGTTGTACGCGCACGCACAGAGATATCTAACCGAGTCTCGTCCTCCGATCTCAGACATAAGCGTTAGGGTAAACGGATCACTATCTCCTAAGATCGGAGAGTACGTTCCGGGTGACTGGTGCGCGATCGTGATCAACGACGAGTTTGTTCGCATGCGTCTTGCGTCCGACCTTGAGCCACGCGACACGGTTCTTGTAAGAAAGATCGACGGATATAAGGTTAAGGTTCCAGACTCGCCAAGCTTCGGTGAAGAGGTAGAGTTAGTTCTAGTTACAGAGGCGGAGGTTGACAGAATTGGCTAGCAGAAGAAGACGCCGTAAAAGTATCGGCAAGGTAGTCACCGACGTTGAGCGTCGCGTTCGTCGCGTTGAGAAGCGCCCTGGCGCTACGCGTCTAAAGAGAAACGTCGTTACAGGCGAGAAGATTCAATATCGCACTGTACCCACAAAGGCAATACAGCCTGATGCGATTACTCCAAATGAGGCAGAGTTTGGAACTACGTTTGTAACTACGACCGAGCCAACAGACTACCTTAAGGAAGGCACAACGTGGGTTGATCCAACAAGCGGTGTGGCAAACGTGTGGGATCCAGCGTCAGAGGACTTTGTTGAGTTAACGGCCATTGACTACACCGCACGGGCAAGCGCGGATGGAAAAAATACAGTCTACCGTCAGGACTACGAGCCAACAGGTGGAACTTACGTTCTAGGCGATGTCTGGTTTGATACGGATGACAGTAACAAGATTTATCGCTACAGCACTGCAATAACTGCAACCGTAACCAACAAGGCATTAACCTCGAACGTGGCAACACTTACCGTCTCATCAGCACACACCTTCGTTGTAGGTGAGAGTATTACGGTCACAGGAGTTGATGCAACGTTCAACGGAACGTACACAGTTACTTCAACTCCTACTGCATTAACAGTTCGCTACGCCTTAACTGCGGCAAACGTAGTATCAACTGTGTCAAGTGGCAGTATTACAAACACAGCAGGCTGGAAAGGCTTTGCCCTAGGTGACGGTGCACTATTAAACATCTCTGCAAACAAGATTACCGCAGGAACAATTGACGCAAGTGTTATTACCGTGTCTAACCTAGACGCCGGAAACATCACAACTGGAACAATTAGCGGAAGAGCTATCACCGGCGCGACCATCACCGGATCTACGTTTCAACTTGCCGCAGGAGCTGCAGGTGGACTTTTTACACTTACAAACACACTACTGTACAACAGCCCAAGCCTAACGTGGGGTCCTACCGCCTCTCCGTACTTTGAGATATATCAGTTTGCCGGAGGAAGCGGAACAGTTATAAACGCAAACGGTCAATCTAACGATGGCGTCTTGTATATCAAAGGTGCTGCTAGCATAGAGCTTCAAGGTCCTGACACAAAGGTTATATACACGGGCGGATACTCACAAAATGGACTTAAAAATATAAAGGGAACATCAACTGCTGGAACTCCAAGTGGCGGTGCAGATGGTGACATAGTTCTAGTCTACACTCCATAGTCATATGCCTACCAACTATATAAAGACAGATGATCCTACAACACCGTGGAAGGCTATATCTCAATTTTGGATAAAGGTAGGATCAACTTGGAAAAGTGTGTCAGAGGGATGGATAAAGATAGGTTCAAATCCTAGCGACTGGAAATTATTTTTCTCGGGTGTACGCACATACACCTTTAACTTTGGTAACACGGTGCACATCGGCACAAACGGATACATCTCGCTTGACGGTGGGCAATCTGCAATAAGTATAGCAAGCACAGTTGACCGAGTGCTAGGCATACTTCCAGCGGATCTTGAGTTAAATTCAATAAGATATGCGGCTGATAGCTCTAACTTCTACATGTTTTACAGAGGAAAAAGACTTGGTGGCACCAACTTTGAGATCGAGTATGAGGTTCACTTTCCAAATGGGCAGGACTACGCGCTTATAAAACTAGTTGCGTTTCCATCAAGTACCTACTCGCTTACCGGCTACTACGTCGACGGATCTAGCACAGGCTACAGCAGGATCACAGCTACAAGAACGGTTGGAGCCGAGTACCGAGTTTACTTCGGCACGACCGCCGCGTTTGCGACGTCATTTACCGAGTATGGAACGTCATCTCACGCTGTGTGGCTTGCACAAAGTACGTTAACCTCAGGTAACGCTGACGACGGATACATCAGTATAGTTGCGAACCAAGGATCATCAGCGCAGGCTCCAACCTCGGTTACCGCATCAAGCATCACCGGAACCACCGCAACAGTGTCGTGGAACGCAGTAACAAACGCCAACGCTGGAATGTCCGCGATACAGAGTTATGACTACTCAACAAACGGAGGAGGAAGTTGGACGTCTACAGGAACAAATACGTTCATAAATCTTACCGGTCTTTCAGGAGGTACGTCATACACGGTTCTAGTGAGAGCAAACAACTACTTCTTTACCGGAGTAAACTACGGAACTGTTACATTTTCAACCTTATCTAATCTTACCGCTCCCACAATTACCTCTGTCTCCTCTGGAGTTGAGTACGGCCCCGTTAGTGTTTTCTTTACCGGAGGCTCAGGACCCTTTTATCAACTATATTGGACAACAGGACTTGCTGACACAACTCCTCCTGTATCGTTTGATGCATCAAGCTCATCAAGTCCACTTACTGACAGCACAGGACCAGGTCCTACGGGGTTTACCTGGTATGCCTACGTTAGGTCGGTCGCAAGTCTAGGAGAAACAAGCGTAGGACCATCTACTCTCGCAAGTGACTGGAGCGCTGGATTTGCATTTACAGTTACTGCCGCACCTCCGACAATTACGGGTGTAACAGCGTCATCTATAACAACTTCAACCGCAACGATTAGCTGGTCATCAACAAACCAGGCAACCTACAGCATAACAGGTCTTCCTAGTTCTCCGCTTACAGGCACCACCGCGACGTCACGCGCGGTGACAGGTCTATCTCCAGGAACTAACTACACCGCAACGGTTACCGTGGCAAACTCTGGCGGAACTACCGCGGCAGGAAGCGTTAACTTTACAACTACGGCACTTCCAAACATCTCATCTATCACGATGACACCGTCAAACTCATCTACCGGAACTAAGATGACCGCCACCTGGAGTGCAACAAACACGGCATCCATATTTTATATTCTGTATCGAAGCTCAAGTAGTGCACTAAACTCGCCAGTAGACACGTTTATTACGTCTGGAACAACTAACGGATCAAGTATCAGTACCACCAGCGGCGCCGGAATAAACTTCTACTACGAGTTCTACCTAACTCCGTACTCAGGTTCAAGTGGAACTGGTAGTGCTGGAACACAGCGAGTAACGGGTGTAAAGAGAAATACGGCAAGTGGAACTCCAACCACTTACTCCTACTAGGTGATAGAATTATGACTACGCAGGATAGGGATATAACTAACCTTGACAAGATAGAGGCTATCAACCAGAGGATAGATCTCTATGATCGTATAGCCACGCTAACGCAGGAAGGCAGAGGCGTCTTTATTGAGTTAAACGGGATAGACATATCTAACCCTGACGAGTACGACCAGTTTATACAGGAAATCGAGAGCAAGAGGCAGGTACTGCTAGAGGAAAAGAATTCCTTGGAAAACCAAGGATAGACAGAAAAGGAAGAGACATGTCAGACAAGAACATAACAAAAGAGCAAAAGCTATCAATAGTTGCTTCTCGTATTAGAGGAGTAAAGGTTGATAAGTTTAACGCCGAGTTAAACCTTATCGAGCAAAATGCCCTGGAGACACCGGACGCGTCAATTATCGCTAGCGCGAACAAGATAGTTGAAAACACGGACGCTCAGATTGCCGCCCTTGAGGCTCAGTACACAGTTATCGAGTCAGAGTAGTATACCTCCATGGATACTCCAAAGACAAAAAACGAGCTGATGATCATTGCCCTTCAACAGCGCATCGGCGAGATGGCCGCGAGCTACGAGGGTCAGATTGCGTCCCTGCGTGCGGACCTGACACAACTTATGGAAATAAATGATATAGTATCATCCGACGCAAAGATGAAAGAGGCTAATAAATAGTGTTTGAGGTAAAGGATAGCGCTCGAACTCTACAGTTCAACGGAAAACTTCTTAGCGAGTCATCGTCCTGGAGACGTGACTCAACCCGTTGGATCGAGTTTGCGTTGTACAAGACCGACAACGGCTCATACGTGCTGTCAAGGATAGGTGTCTCAATCATCTATCACGGCGCGGCGTGCGAGTTGGTTAGGCGCTACAACCTTACCGAGATAAACGCAGACGAGCTTAGGGACAACTCAACTCCGTGCGAGCAGTGTCGTCCGTCGCCAAGTGCGGTGATGGTCTTTCCCGAGAAGTATAGATACTGGGCACAGGTAAGTGATGATCCAAACGCCGTGCTTGAGGCATTATATAAGTACGACGAGGGAGGTGCACGCTACCTAACGAAGGTTGCTGAGAGACTTCTTGAGGACGCATCGGAGGTAGATAAGGGAATCGAGTCAATCTACAGGGTGGAGCTTATTCCTTAATACAGGTTTTTGTTATATAATTTTACACGACGCATACCAAAGGACAACATGTTTGTAGTAGTTGAAGGAACCGACGCCTCAGGCAAGACCTCGCTTATATCAGCGGTTGAAAACGAGGTTAGGAAAAGATATCCGGAGCGCAGGATAACGATGTTTCACAAGGGACGTCCTCTCGAGGAAACACGTCGCTGGGTACTCAAGGACTACGTCACGTCGCTTGAGGACATAAACTTTTCAAGTGAAACTATAGTCTCAGATCGCTGGCACTGGGGCGAGATAACGTACGCGCCACTTAAGCGTGCACACACGAACCTTGACGGATACGGTCTTCTTGGAAAGGCAGGCTGGCGCTGGACGGAGCTATTTATGCTTTCACGAGGTGTTGCCGAGTTCTGGCTGTATCAACCTCTTGACGTGATCAAGTCACGTCTTTCATCCCGCGGCGACGACTTTGTAAATGAAAGCGAGCTAGAGGAGATACTTGGTCAGTACGAGGTTGCCTCAATACTCTCGGCGAGCCTGACCAAGAAACTTACACCTAGGGCTGACAGCCTTGACGCAGTAGACCAACTTGCCTACAACATCGTTGACGCGGCTGAGAAAAATATACATGAGACCAGGTTTATACGTAAGTACAAGAACTACATCGGCCCTGCGTCTCCTGAGGTATTACTTGTTGGAGATCGACGAAACATCGTTGAGAGATACGGCGAGGAGACAGAGCTTCCGTTTATGCCTGTTGACGGAAACTCCGGAGAGTTTCTACTTACCGCACTTCCAGACACGTTTTGGAAGAACGTTGGAATTGTAAACGCAAACGAGTTTGACATAAACCTTCATGATCTTTGGATCGACCTTGACCGTCCTCGCCTCGTCGTGCTTGGTCGTCTTGCGGAGAAGGCAATGATAAGAACGGACATCGGCGTGTCTAACTACGACGTTCTACCTCATCCGCAGTACGTACGACGCTTTCATCACAAGGATAGAGAGCTGTACGGACAGGCAATTGAAAGAAGCGCGTACAACAACCTAGAAAAGGACAGCCCATGGATACTGCGGTAATAAACATACCTGACGCGGTCAACGGCTACGTTGACCTTGTTCAGCACGTTCTTAGGTACGGCAAGGAGGCTGCTCCACGCGGAATGAAGACGCGCGAGATCGAGGACGCGGTAATTCGCATCGACGACGTATACAACACCTTACCTCTAGGAGTAGGACGCGGAACTGTTCCCGGTATCGGCGCGGTTGAGGCTTGCCAGCTACTTGCAGGTATCTCAACTCCAAAGTTAGTCGTGGCGATCGGACCACAGTTTAAGAACTACTCCGAGGACAACGGCTTATTTCACGGAGCATACGGCCTAAGAACAGTTGATCAGTATGGTCCTGTAGTTGAGCGTCTAAAGAATGACCCAGACTCACGGCAGGCGGTAGTTACGATCTGGGACCCTAAGCTTGACCTACTTCCAAGTAAGAAGGACTATCCGTGCACGATACTTCACCAGTTTAGAATACGTGATAACAAACTAAATATGTCGGTCTACATGAGATCAAACGACGTGTGGCTAGGTGCGGCGTATGACTTCTTTCAGTTTACGCGAGTGCAGATTGCCATGGCGTCTGTTCTAGGAATCAAGCCAGGCAAGTATACACACCACGTTGGCTCCCTTCACATCTACGAACAGCACTACGACATGGCTGAAAACTTAAAACACACCAACGAGTATACCCATATACCTAACATCGTTGCGGTAACCTGGAAGGAGATACAAAACTTCGCGTTGATGGCTCTTACTGCGGTTGATAAGAACAACGAGGAGGTATACAACATAATTGACGTAACCGAGGCGTGGTACACGGACGCGATGAGAAAGGCGATTCAAAGAAACGAGGAAAAGTCAAAAAATGAACAAGGTGCTTAACGGAGAAGGCGACGACGACAAGAACAAGAAAAACAGGAAGGAAAATCTTGATCTTGACATGAACTTTATGCCACCTCTTCGAGAGGCGGCAATAACTCTTCACGTGATGTATAACGAGTTAAAAGACGCAGGATTTAGTCGACGTGATGCCTTACAACTTATATCAAGCGTTATGATATTTTCACTATTTGGTCCTACAGATGAAAGGTAGACCGTCCTGGGATGAGATCTGGATGCACGTTGCCGACACGGTGGCGTTGCGCTCGCGGTGTAGTCGTGCACAGATCGGCGCGGCTATAGTCTCAAAGGACCAACGAATTAGCTCAACAGGATACAACGGACCTGCCGCTAACTTTCCAGTTGAGGGAGACTGCATCGACTGGTGCCCACGCGCGCAGGGAGTTACACCGCTTGACAACGTGTATGACACCTGCCCTGCAATTCATGCGGAGGCAAACGCTCTTCTGTACGTAGACAGGTCAAGGATGGAGGGAGGAACCATCTACATCACAGATGCATCATGTCTGCAGTGTGCAAAGCTCGTTTCTAACTCAGGAGTATCGCGGGTCGTAATGAGAATTCTCTCTAGGGCAAAACACCGTCAACCTGAGATTGTACTTGAGTACTACAAAAAGTGTAATATCGAGGTAACCATACTAGAGGATAAAAATTGACAGATAACCTACAGGACGTTCAACTTAATCTTGTTGACAGCGTTGATAAGGCACGTGATTTTTTATCATGGCTTGGTGAACGTCGCCCACACAACGCGATTGCGATCGACACTGAAACCGGCGAGCTTCCAGGAGGTGTAAGAGACCACGCGCTATCTCCCTGGCACGGTCAACTAAGACTTGTGCAGGTTGGAGATGGCAAGCAAGGTTGGGCAATTCCCTGGAAGGAGTGGTCTGGAGTTTTCTACGAGGCTATGAGCAAGTTTGACGGACCTATAGTCTGTCACAACATCGCGTTTGAGGCTCGTTGGTTTGATATTCAATCAAGTTGGAAACTTCCGTGGCACCGCGCGCACGACACAATGATCATGGCACACATAATTGATCCACTTGGGTCCGGTGCGTTAAAAAGACTAGCCGCGTTACACATTGACGGACGTGCGGTTGCACTTCAGGACTCACTTGACGCTGAACTTATCAAAAATGGATGGACGTGGGGAACGGTTCCAACTAACTTTCAACCTTTTTGGGCGTATGGTGCACTTGACACGGTCTTAACGATGCGCTTGTGGGAGATGTTCTACGAGAAGTGCGGTCCGGACGGGCCATACAACAAGGCTTATGAACTTGAGATGGCAACAAGGCGCATCGTAACCCGCATGGAGATAAACGGAGCAAGAGTTGATCTTGACTACTCACGTAAGAAGTATCAGGAGTTAACAGAGTATAGCGAGTCTGTAAAAACTTGGGCAAAGCAGACATATAACGGTGTCTCAATATCAAGTAACATGCAACTAGTTCGTCTTTTTGAAAATTTAGGTGCTGAGATCACAGAACTTACACCTACAGGTAACAAGGCTGTGACAAAGGATCAACTAAAACTTCTAACCATAACTGGAAGTGATGAGGTTAAGAAGTTAGCTGAGATTACACTAAAACAACGCAAGGCAGATAAGCTTGCCAACACATATTTTCTAAACTTTATCGATGAAAACATAAATGGATTTGTTCATCCGTCTGTAAAAACGCTTGGCGCCCGCACAAGTCGCATGTCCATACAAAACCCAGCGCTGCAAACCTTGCCAAAGGGTGATGACACCGTTCGCACCGCGTTCATACCAAAGGATGAAGATCATGTTATCATCACATCAGACCTTGACCAGGTTGAGTTTAGAATGTTCGCGTCACTATCAGACGACCCAAATCTTATCTCGCTCTTTAACCGTGCAGATGCAACAGGGTCGGATCCTTTCACTGAGATTGGTCGTGAAATCTATAATGACCCATCGATGCAGCGGTCAGATAAGCGTCGTAACCTCATCAAGGGAACTGTTTACGGTCGTCTCTACGGAGCAGGCGTTGCAAAGCAAGCATTAACCGCAGGAGTTGCTGAAGGTCAGATGAGAACCGTGTCAGACTCACTTGACACTCGCTTTCCTGGCATGGCAACATTTCAAAAGCAGATAGAGGACGCCGGAATGCGTCGTCTTCGCGCGGAGGGGCAAGGATACGTCTACACCTGGACAGGTCGTAGGCTTCCCTGCGACGAGGACAGAGTCTATTCACTTTTGAATTATTTAATCCAAGGAGGTGCGGCCGAGGTATTTAAGTCTAATTTAATTAAACTTGACCAGGCGGACCTAACAGAGCTTCTTATCGTTCCGGTGCACGATGAAATTGTGCTTAATGCCCCGCGCAAGGACGCCGATGAGATTAAGCAACTAGTTAAGCAGTGTATGACAACAACCGAGGGCTGGGCAGTTCCACTTACCGCTGGAATTGACGGACCACTAGAAAACTGGGGAGTAAAGTACAGGTGAGGATAGTTTTATCAGTAGATCCAGGTAAGGCAAGTGGCGTTGCGTTGTTTGAGTATGATGGTGCTGACCCAAGACTTATCTCGTCGGGAGAATATCAGATGAATGAGTACGCCAAGCCTATACGTGACGCGATTAAGCACTCAAGGGATAAAAATGCAACGCTGGAGATAGTCTGTGAAAGATTTACCACAAACATGCAGACCGTCAAGAACTCGCAGTCACCCTACTCGCTGGAGCAGATCGGGATCCTGCGCCAGATCATGCTGGATAATGAGATTGATCCTGAGTCGATAATCTTCCAGTCACCCGCGGACGCGAAGGCGATGTTTACAAACGACAAGCTTAAGAAATTACAATATTGGTATCGCGGAGGTGAGGGTCATGCCCTTGACGCGATAAGACACGGTCTTTTAAGGCTAGTGAAGACAGGATGGAAGCCAATGCGCCTGCTTCAGTAAAAAAATCACTTACTAGGTCAGAATTTAATTACTTTTCTGCAGTTTCCTGTTAGTATGTATACGTAAGGACGAAAGGATCGATAGGTTGCCTGTAAGCGTAGAGTTAAGCGAAAATAAAAAGAGCGTAGTTATCAATGCAGAGTGGCGCTTTAAGGAACTTTGTAAAAGTATTCCTGGTGCAAAGTGGGATACCTCGGCGATGATCTGGAGCGTGCCCGCAAGTTGGGCTACCTGCCTAGCGCTACGATCTACGTTTAAGAGTGACCTTGTTATTGGCCCTAGGTTGACCGAGTGGGCCGGCAGCGAGCTTGCCAATAGAATTACCCCAGCCAACGAGTTACGTGACCTAGAGACCCTTGAGGACCCCTCTAACACCGACCTATTTCCGCACCAACGAGCAGGTGTAAAGTTTCTGGTAACGGCGCGACGTGCCCTGCTTGCCGACGAGCCTGGCCTTGGAAAGACCGCCCAGGCAATACGCGCGTTGAAGCAACTAAATGACCAAGGCGAGCAGGTATTTCCGGCACTTATCGTCTGTCCTAACACCCTAAAGAAAAACTGGAAGCGCGAGTTTGACAAGTGGTGGCCTGGACTAGATATACAGATAATTAAAGGATCAGCAACCCAGCGGCGTAAACAATTTAATGAACCTGCCCAGGTATTTATCATTAACTGGGAATCACTAAGAGGACACTCACGACTTGCACCATATGGATCAGTTGCTCTTGCCCGCTGCACGGAGTGCGGAGGTCACGATGAGAAGGTTACGGAAAATCGCTGTGAGGTTCACCTAAGAGAACTAAATCAAATTGATTTTAAGGCAGTAGTTGCAGATGAGATCCATAGATCAAAGGAACCTAAGTCAAAGCAGTCACGTGCACTATGGGCTGCAACAGGTAACGCAGATATTAGATACGCACTAACAGGAACACCTATTGCAAACAACGTACTTGATCTTTGGGCAATACTTCACTGGATAAGTCCTGAGGAGTGGCCAAGCAAGACACGCTGGATTGATCGCATGGTTAACACAATGATTAACGCCTTCGGCGGAATGATGGTTCTTGGTGTTAAACCTCACATGGAGTCAGAGTTCTACGCCGCATTACATCCAAGAATGAGACGTATGTTAAAGGCAAAGGTACTTCCATGGCTACCTGAGGTGATGTTTGAACGTCGTGATGTTGAGATGAGTACCAAGCAAAAGAAGGCGTACGACCAGATGCGTGACATGATGATCACAGAGTTAGAGAGCGGCGAGGCACTTACCGCACCTAGCGTACTTACACAGACGATAAGACTTCTACAGTTTGCAAGTTCATATGCCGAGATCGCGGCCAACGAAGAGACAGGCGAGATCAAGGCTGTACTTGCCGATCCTTCATGTAAGGTTGATGCGCTTATGGACGACATAAAGAGCGGTGACTTTGGAAATGACTCAGTGGCTGTGTGTGCGGTATCACGTCAACTTATATATCTTTTAAGTGCAGCGTTAACTAAGGAAAAGATCGAGCATGGACTTATTACAGGTGCACAGACCGAGGATGAACGTCAACAGGCGGTTGATGACTTTCAATCAGGTAAGATCAAGTGGATCCTGTTTACCGCACAGGCTGGCGGAGTTGGAATTACCTTAACTGCGGCAAGACGTTTAATCATGTTACAAAGACCTTGGTCACTTGTTGATCATCGACAGGCACTTGACCGAGTGCACCGCATCGGATCTGAGATTCACGACTCAATTATAGTAACGGACTACGTTACCGAGGGAACCATTGAGGAACGTGTTATCCAGGTACTGGAAACAAAGGCTGATAACTTTGAACAGATAGTTCGCGACAAGGATAAGTTACTTACACTACTAAAGGATGATAAGGCAGGAAAACTATGACCGAGCCAATATATATCTCAAACTCTGAGATACAGACATACAAGGACTGCCGTCGCAAGTGGTGGTTAAGTTACTACAGACGCCTACAGCCAAAATCAAAGCAGATGACAGGAGCACTTGCACTTGGATCTCGTATTCACGAGGCGTTAGACATGTACTACTCAAAGAATATACCTTTACTTGAGGCACACTCACAGTTAATTGACATAGACAAGAAAATTCTTGTTGAAAGTTATAGAGACACCTATGATCTTGAGTCAGAGGCTGAGCTTGGACGCATCATGCTTGAGGGTTACCTACAGTGGGTTGAGGAAAATGGAATTGACGCAGAGTTAGAGATGATATCTACCGAGGAAATTATCTCAATGCCGTTACTTGATAACAAGGTGGTGTTACAGGGAAAGATCGATATGCGTGTTCGTCGCAAGGCTGACGGCGTGCGTATGTTTCGTGACTTTAAGACTGTCGGTGGATCGTTTACAGACTTCTCAAGCATGGCACACATGAACGAGCAGATCCTTACCTACATGATGCTAGAGACTGCACAGAACAAGGAGGGTGAACGATCAGAGGGTGGAATCTTTACGATGCTTAAGAAGGTAAAGAGATCTGCCAACGCACGTCCACCATTCTATGAACAACTTGAGGTACGACACAACGTATTTGCACTTAGATCATTTTGGCAAAGAATTCATGGAACACTTAGTGACATGTTAAATACACGTAAGGCACTTGATGAGGGAGGAGATCATCGCTTTGTTGCGTATCCTCGTCCTTCTCGCGACTGCAAGTGGAAGTGTCAGTTCTTCACCATCTGTCCGATGTTTGACGATGGCAGTGCGGCTGAGGCTGCAATTGAGGACGCATTTGAGGTTTCTAATCCGTACGCATACTACGGAGTAGAAGAAGAAAAGAAAGGCAGTGCAGACTAATGCTACGCCAACTTACTAAAGAGATGAAAGGAAACAGTGATGTCTGACGTACAACGTTCGTTGACTATCATGGTTTACGGTGAATCAAAGGTTGGAAAATCAACCTTTGCCGTTACCGCACCATATCCACGTCTCATGCTTGACGTTGAAGGTGGGCATAGATTCCTACCTATAACTGTAAAGTACTGGGACCCACTTAGAGAAGAACCACCAGTTGCCGACGGCACCTGGGACACAGTTGTAGTTAACGTTCGTGACTACGATGTAGTTCTTAAAACATTCCAGTGGCTACAAACTGGAAAACACCAGTTCAAATCACTTATCATTGACTCAATATCTGAGCTTCAGGTAAAGTGTATGGACTCGATCGCAGGAACCGAACAGATGAAGATGCAACAGTGGGGTGAGTTACTACGTCACATGGGAGCTCTACTACGTGATCTACGAGATCTTACAATGCACCCAACGCAACCGCTAGAGGCAGTTGTGTTAACAGCAATGGCACGTCCTGGAACAGACGGTCGTTCGCGTCCGTACCTGCAAGGACAACTTGCAATACAGGCGCCATACTTCTATGATATTCTCGGCGCGGTCACCGTCGAGACAATGCCAAACCCAGATCCACTGCAACCTCCATTCAAGGTTCGTCGTATGTACGTAGAACGTACGAACGAATATGAGGCAGGTGAGCGAGTTCAAGGTCGTCTTGGAAAGATAGTAGAACAACAGGACCTTGGAATCGAACGCATGTTGGACATGGTGTTTGGTTCAAAAACACAAGCAACAACTACAGCGAAAGGAAAATAGCCAACAATGAGTTCACTTAATTGGGGCGATTTAGTAAAAGACGCCGGTGAAGTATCGGCAGGATATGATCCACTACCGGATGGCGACTACGACCTAGTTGTAGTTGAAGCCACAGCAAAGGTATCACAATCTGGCAAGACAATGTTTGCCATAAAGGCACAGGTACAAAACGGCGCACATACAAAACGCTTAGTTTGGGATAACCTTGTTGTAACACCGGATAACAACGCAGCTCTCGGAATGTTCTTCCGCAAGATGTATGCGCTTGGACTTGGTCGCGAGTTCTTTGCAACCAATCCTTCAAACGCTCAGATCGAGCAGGCAATTCGTGGTCGTGCGTTTCGTGCACAGGTTTCTTCTCGTACCTGGCAAGGTCAGAAGAAAAATGAAATTAAGCAGTACTACCCAGGTGTTGCATCGTCAACTCCTGCGGCAGCGGCTGCACCTGCACCTGCACCAGCACCGGCACCAGCCGCGGCAGCGCCAGCACCGGCACCTGCCCCTGCTGCGCCACCAGCTTCTCCGTTCTAGTAAATAACTAAAGTATTACCGCCTGTAGTAGTAAGTGCTGCAGGCGGTAAACTTAGTAGAAAGTAATTACACTATGCCACAGTCTAGACCTGGTCCATACAAAGTGATACAAAGACGTAAGAATGGTGAAGTTCTTACTAACTGTAGACGGTGTAATACTGAATTTCCTGCGATAAATGCCAATAGTAAATACTGTTCACACAAGTGTAAAACTGCTAACTGGACAGAGGTACGTAGAACAAAAAGGCGTCTTCAACCTAGGATAGAGCTTTTACCTAAAACTGAACAGTGGGTTGCTAGAAGAGAACTTTTACTTGAACAACAGGATAATAAGTGTGGACTTTGCTTTATTGAATTAGAAAAAAGAACAATAGTTCTTGACCACGACCATAAAACTGGAAAGATACGCGCTGTTCTCTGCAGAAGGTGTAATATAGGACTTGGATATTTTCAAGACGATCTAATAAAACTAGAAGCAGCACTACAATACGTAAAGAGGTACAGAGACTTATGAAGATAATAATGACGGGATTTACCGCACTTCAAATAAATACTGAAAAAAGAACAATACAAAAGATAGATGTTCCTGCCTCTATAGTACAAGCTTTACGTGAGGCTGGACACGAAGTAGACTGGCGCAAAGTAACACCAGGCGAGGACTTGTCTTCATACGATGTTGCTTGGGTTAACCTTGCTCCGTTGAACTCGCTAAATGGACGACAAGGCGCTATGGGCGCACTTTACACTTTATCATCAGGCTTGCCTGCGGTTGGATTTTTTGATGATTGGCAGACGAACACCGTATTTAATGGAGCACGTGCGCTAGTTCGTAAGCCACAGATGCTGTACAAGCACCTTCTTGTTGGAACTGAACATCGCGGTGACGAGGGCGCGACGTACTTTAGTCGCGCGGACATCGAGGCCGCGCTTGAAAGAATTAAGCAGGCAAACCCAGACGCGGCAAGGAAATGTTACATCGAGAGATACTACATGATGGACACGGATGAAAACGTTAAACCTTGGGAGAAGCGTCTTGTTCAAGCATCAGCGGACCTAATTGATCGTCGCTGGGCAGCAGGTATGGTTCCGGTATGTCCGATGTACTCGTTTGGTGATCGCTCGATAGTTCGTAAACGCATGCCTGATGAGGTCGGTCCGATCGAGGCACTTGACCCAACGTCAACGGTCGTTCCGACGATGCAGGGTGTGGTTGAACTTGCGGCGACGGAAAAGAAACGTGCCTGGGTGCTTGGCGCACTCATGCCACATGATACCTGGCTTGAGCGCAAGTCACCTAGTTGGCCCGTCGAGATCGTGGGAAGTCGCAAGCTAATTAAGAAACTTGGCGGACAGAGGTTTGATACCGAGAAGGACGTACTTGAGTTTTATAACAGACACTGGGGAATTCTTTCACCGCCGTATCCGCACGCCGGATCAGGCTGGTGGCGTAGCCGCTTTCTATATGCGGCGCACGTTGGCTCAATTCTTGTCACCGACAAGGGTGAGGGTGATCCGCTAGGTGATCCGTACAAGTTAAAGATCGCGGACGTTGAGAGGATGTCTACCGACCAACTAGTTGAGGCCGCGCTTGCACAGCGAAACGCACTTGCACCTTATATTCCACCGTATGACAGGTTCGTCGAGCACTGCAACAGAATTATTGAACGTGCAGTTGCCGAGGACAAGGGCGTTAAACTTAACGCTGAGGGAGTACTTGTATGAGCAAGATTCTTTTAACAGGTATGTCCGCGCCCCACGCGTCGTCGGACGCAAACAGAAGATCACTTTCATTTGCCAGTTTACTGTCTCACGTGCTGACGATACAGGGACACGAGGTTGTGCAGACAGATCCGGAGATCTCGTGGGACCTGACTGACCTACAAAGTTACGACCACGTTCTTGTTGGACTAAGTCCACTAACTAGTCTAAGTGCAAACCGAGTGTATGGTGCGTTAAACGTGATAGACGTGCTGCGTGACTCAGATAGGTTAGCACTTTACATAGACGCACCTGAGCCGGTGAGAATTACCGCAAGCCTTCGCGCGATGACCAAGAACCCACAGAACATGACAAAGCCGTTCTACTCATACCGCAAGGGATACATGCACGCGAGTACACCGAGCGTTCTTGATGACCTCATGGGT